ATACGCCTAGCGTTGATACGCATGTAGGAGGCGGTACGGCCCTTCCATGTGACCGGCTCCCCTCGAACCTCATACCAGACCCCATTGACTTTCAGGCGATCGTGAGCAGTGATGCTCACGGGCTTGAGATAAATGGAGACGGTAACCTCTGTCAGCTCCCTATCGGGATTATCTGACTCCGTACTCTTGGTTGGTAGTACGACCGCATTAGCGGAGAAGATTCGAGAAGGGGCAGCCCAATTCCGATGGGTGCCGTATTCGTCCTCTACAAGCTTTGCCCTGTAGCCATCAACAATGTCGTTAAACTGCATATTGATCGCCACCCGCATGAACTGAGGCAATCCGACGCCGGTAAGACCGCAGGACGGCCCGAGCGTCAGCAGAAAGGCCGAAACGATAAGTGGTGTACCGGGTACTGATCTCGCCGATCTCTTCGGCGATAATCCCCGGATTAGCATTCATGTTCCGGATGACTTCACTGCACACAACTGCCTTCACATCGGCTGGGACAGTGGGAGTGAATTCATTTCGGCAGTGGGAGACCACTAGAGCGGACACGTCCGCGATAATGGCCTCCACACGAATTGCCTCATCACCTTCAATGGCTTGGGCCAACCGCTCTTGAATGTCCTCAACAGAGACCAGCATTGGCCCTCCCCATCAATTGTTAGGCGATAACCTTGCCGATAGCCAGGTGCTCAGGACGCATAACCTTGGCACCATAAACGTGAAGCCCGCGAACCGCATCCGCGAAAAACTTCTCCGGGCGGTAGTACTCAATTTCAGTGAGCTGGTCAGCGTAAGTCGTCGCAATCTGGTGGCCCGCGATAATGTGGACATCAGTTGGCATGACATTGCAGGAGACCAGATTGAAGCCAAGAATCCGACCGACCAGACCATTGCGAATCGGCTCGCTAGAAGCGAACTGAGAGGCATCAATAAAGCGAGGGTCCTGGAGCAGAAGGCCGTGAAGATCCGGCGAGATAATCATGTAGCGACCATCAAGCGGAGTATTGGTCTTGTCTAGCTCAACCTTCACCTGAACGAGCTGCTTATAAAGGGCGTCAACGGTGCCCGCAAGGTCAAGGTCAATCAGGCGGTTGCCAGAAGGAACCGCAGCAACCAGCTTCGCAGCGACATAAGAGTCAGCGACTTCCGCCAGCTTGCGACCGGCGCGCATGGTGCCGTGGTCCATAAGCTGACCACCGATAAGCGACTGGACACGGGTAATGTCCTCAACGCGGAACCGGAAACTCTGAGCCTTCTCAATCTCGAAAGTCAGAGAACCCGCAACCGGCTCAGCCGGGTCGCCAGTGAAACCCACGGTCGGGTCATAAGGGGCAGTCGTCGGGTCAACAACGGTTGGAATACGAACCGTGTCACCAGCTCGCTGAATCTCGCCCTCATAGTCGCGGTTAACGACAAGGCCAGAACCGACGACAAGCGACGCCTCAAGAGCCTGGAAAATGGAAGCAATCCAGATCTCAGGAATAAAGCGTGCAGAACGGCCAGCAGAATCAAAAATAGTAGCCAAGTTGGCTTACCTCCAATTACTCAATACCGAGCAGGTTGTTTAGTCGGCCCTCAGAACGGGCCTTAGTGATTTCGCTTGGCGACATCTTTGCCAGGTCAGCCCGAGTAAGCTGGCCCTTGGAATCGCCATGCTGGGGACCAATGCCCTTGACCTTCGGAAGGCCATTCCCATTGGAGTCCCCGAGGGTTGAAACAAAAGAGGCAATCTTGTCTGCGAGAGGGTTGCCATCGGGGTCAATGAACTTGCCGAGATTGAGAACGTCATCAAAACCGTCAGGAAGCTTCTTGCCTGCCTCAGCAGCAGCGGCCTTCAGCTCAGCCTTAACGACCTTGTCGTTCACCTCAGCAAGAGCAGCCTTTCGGCCCTCCGTCTTCGCATTCTCAAGCGCCTTCTCAGCCTCCGACATGGAGGCATTGCGAAGATTGGTCAGCTCGTCATTAGCGGTCTGCCACTTCTTCTCATGCGTTCGAGCTAGCGACTTCCACTTTTCGGCCTCTACCTTCCAATCCTTCTCATCAGCCGGGGGATTAGAACCCGGGGCGTCAGGGAGGTCATTGTCATTGACCGGAGGAGTGTCGTTATCGCTCATTTATTAATCACCGTTTCCATGTCGGAACCTCTAACCCTGTCGGTTATTGGTGGAGGTGGTTGGTTTCTTAGGAGTGTTGGACTTGCCCCCTGTCGGGGCTGTTGGGTCCTTTTGAACGGGCATGGACTTAGCCATGATTTCCGCGTTCTTTTCCGCAAGCTTGTAATCAAGCTCCCGAAGTTCATCGAACCTTTCGATCTGCTGAGGCGTATAGCCAACGTCTTGATAAAGCTGCATGCGTGGCACATCAAGGCCAGCAGCCATCTTCACCGCAGAATCGATAAGGGCAGTCTTGGACTGATACTGAGCGTCAGCCCAAAGGGTTTCGGCATTAAAGGCATTCGCTCGCTTCTCGTCCTTTTCGACAAGGAAAGCGAGTCTCATGACCTGTTCCCAGGACTCTCCAAAGTGGAGTTGCCTCTCAGTGGCCTTAGCAACGAGTCCAGCTTCCGCCGACGTAATCGCCTCTCCAGAAGGTGGCTGACCGCCACGACCAATGAGGAAGTAATGGAAAGGAATTCGGGAGATCGCAGCAAGGTTGGCAACCAGACTGTCAATTAGCTTGACGTAATTACCTAGGTCCGCAGCCTGAAACTGACCAAAAGAGGTCTGAGGGTCTTCGGACATCAGGATTCGGTCAATGGCGATTTGGAAAGGAGACTTCGGATTACCGTCCTCATCCTCGTCAATCTCCATGCCGCTGATATACCTCTGAGGGAAAGCCGCATATTCAGAGGCGACCACCGCGTCAGCCGCAATCTTTGAGATGGCGTCAATCAGCGGGATAATCGGCTCAAGCTCAGAGAACGGATCTAGCCGTAGTCGAGTCCTATTCATGAAGGGAACGACAGGCACGACACCAAGGGGATTCTTCGTCCTCTTGGCTTCCTTCCACTGAAGACGAGTGGAACCGGAAACCTTTTGGGCCTCAGACTCATAGACGAATTCCGGAGTCCAAAGGGTGGCGTACTCTCTACCCCAGTCATCCCGCCAACGCTTTAGAGCGGCCTCGACCTCTCGCCGACTACCGGGCTTGTACTGGACATACATCTCTGTAGCGGACTCAGGGGTGATGACAGCCTTTCCGTTACCGTCATCCCAGACGGTAATGAAAGAGGCACCTAGGGCCAGAGTGTCAATATGAGTAGCATTGGCGTCAGCATCCATGTGGGATCGCTGCCAGATATCCCATGCATCCTTATCGGCCTTAGGGTCCTCAGTCATCCGGAAACCGGTGACCTTCAGACGCTCAGAAATGGAGTCAACGATAAGGGGACAGAAGTTGACTTGCCACCCAAGGAACATCTCTCCGAACGCTTCCTTGAATCGCGTCTGAGCGAAAGCAAGATTAGTGTTCTTGGAGTCGTAATAATCGGCGTACTTTTGCACCTGGCCCTTTTGACCAGTGAGCTTGGAGTCCAGATAGGAAATCCATTCCTCTGGAGTCTGCGGGGGCGACCCCTGATTAAGCAACGGACCTCCTAGAATCCTATGACTCGCGCCTTCCTCTTCTTCAGGCGACCATCGGCAATAGCGTCGCCACGGGCCTCATAAGCGAGGACGGCAGCAACGGCAACGTCAATCTTCTTCTTAGAGCGAGGGGTTTCCTTGCGAATGAGAGTGCCCGAGCGAACATTCCTCTTACGGGCATTCATGACATGCCGAGTAACGGTGCCGTTCCCGTCATGGAGTAGTTGACGGGTACCGACAGCCGTATGAAAGCGCTCAATGGCCTGACACATTCGCATGTCCTTGTTGGTCCAGAACTCGAAAACCTTCTTGTCTCCGAACTCCACGGACCACTTACCGACGATGTCCTGCCAATAGGCAGGGTCGCAGTAGACCCATTCGACTCGATAATCCTTAAAGGCTTGCGCCATTGTGGCGTCAACCTCCAGAACGTCTACTTCCCAATCCTCATCTGTCTGAGGGTTCTCCCAAACTCCAATAAGGAATAGCTTTCCGTCCCGGAGTCGGCATCCGACGATGGCTGTAGAGTCATCTCGGATAGAACCGTCAAATCCAATGGCAATTTGGTCACCGGGTTTGATTGGGTCGTCATCGTCTCGGCAGGCTTTCCACTGTTCTCTGTCAATCCACTGATCCGATCCTTGAACGACCTGATTAAGGAAGTAGCGCCTAGCGTCCTCTTCATAGGTCGCAGGGTTACGGATTTCCTTGATGATGCGATCAATATCCATGACCTTGGCGAAAGAGCCATAGACATAGACGAGAGCCTTCTTCAGCTCGGCATCGTTATGGATCGAGACCCACGGGCCTTCCCTGTGGTCCATGAGAACGCCCTGATCCTTGATCAGCCCCTCAGATACCTGCCGGAAGTATTCGTGCGTTGTCTCGGCAACTGAGCCCTCCCCAGGGGCATACATGGTGGAAGTCTCAAGACTCCAAGGCTCCGCAGCCTTACGCTTGACGAGATTCCTTCGGACAGTGTTGTAAGTCCGCTTCAGTTCCGGCGTCAGCCATAGGTGAGTCTCGTCGTAACAAACCCAGGTCTCTTTACCGCCATCCTTGGATGCTGCCGTGGCAGTAGATGGCGTGATCTCCCCTCCATCGGGGAGAATGATTCTGGTTAGTCCAGCATCGATGCCAGGGATGTCAGCCAGGGGCCCATGCTCAAAGTTAAACCGAATAACGTCATAAACGTTTCCAGCCTGATTCTCTTCCGTCGCCATGATTCGGATGTAGGGAACTGTGACGGGCTTTCCGACTGGATTTCCATCCTCATCCCAGTAGTCGAATCTGACCGGCCCAAGTGCTTCAGCGTTTCCAATAAAGCCACCGAGTTCGGACTTAGCCCTACCCTTTGGGCGAGACAGAAACGCTTGGTTAACGACTCTCTTGCCGGTCGAGTCGATGGCATAGCAGTCCACGATGAAACGGGCGAATTCAACATCACGCCATCCATTCTCATCAGGAGTCAATAGGTGGACTGGTTGCCCCTGAACGTCACCAGGGCCATGAACACACCATTCCTCCATCCAGAGACAGAGGTTCCATCCGAGAGAATATTGAGGGGCCTTCCATGTCCCGTCTGCAAGGTACGGCATGAAAGACCCCCTATCTTGTTATGTGTGAATAAGCTCCCCGGCAGTGAATCGAACACCGATTACCGGGACCAAAACCCAGCGTCTTGCCTTT